ATCTATCCAGTGTGCATCACACTCTGGACATAATGCGTTATTCAGTGAGTGTTCCACGAGCTCTCCGAAGTTGTCTTAGTTCTTCAAAGTCTTTTTGTTTTGTACCACCATCATATGGCCACGCATATCCTTCTCCAATCATTTCTTCGTTAAGGGACACAGTTGCATCCCCGATATAAAGCCAGCCAAGAAGACGGCCGTATTTACCGACGCCACCAACAAGTTCAGTCCTAATAGTAAGCTCATCGTCACCGTCAATAGCACCTTCCAACTTGTCTTTAAGCCATTCAGTTGCGTCAATACCAAGTGCTTTCTCCTCTAAGTTTCTTGTACGTTTCTCTGGTGTATCAACACCAGCGACTCTCACTCTTTCTTTTTTGTAAAGGTCGAATCCTAAGTCTATTGTAACATCAATTGTGTCACCGTCAACTACTCGGTTTATCTCCGTCACTCGAAAGTTGTAACAACTCTTGCGACTTGGTGGTATCATTTCCGCCATTGTTAAATTGTATAAGTGCTCTATTTATAGCGTCTTCTGGTTGGGTCATATTTTTTTCTATTTGTGTTCTTCTTGCATTTCTTATAAACATTTGATTTATTGAATGCCAATGCATTGGTTCGTAAATATCAATCTCTCCTCTTAATTCTTCTCTTGGTAGTTTTATATCATCAAAGTCACCATCAAACGGAGGACAATTAGCAGGTGAACCATCTAAAGGAAGACTACAAGATTGTGCTGAAGCACACCATGCTACCGCACCAATAATACAAGTAGCATAAATTTTATTCATCTGGATGTTTACAAAAACTTTGTTCTTCATCATACTTTCTTTCATACTCATATCCGTCTACCACAACCACTGGTGCAACGACACTATGAAACTCTCGAAAGTATTCTTCTCTATTCTTTGCGTACTCTCTAGTCATTTGGAAAGTAATGATCGTATCTCAATATGTAGTATATCACAATACTGACAGAAATCAATAGTATCATAACCATAATGTTTACGCTATGAACTACTTCCATGATAATACTTATTATATTCTATTTCTATATCATCTAAACCTTCTACTTCAGATGGTGTGCTAGTTATTTCTGGCATACGTTGGGTATAACCATCCCAACCTTTTTTAATATCTTCAACTTGTCTATCAACATCTCTCATAGTATTCTCTATTTTAACATTAGTCCATACCTTTTTTAAATACGCAATAAGTCCTAAAGCAAGATGAGAGATAGGGAAGCGTTGTTTCTTCGCCCATCTCTCTGCTTTTGCGTACCAAGGATCTACACCCTTGCCAAATTGTTTTTCAAATTCAATTTTCATGCGATCATTGCCATTGCGTGTTGCAATTCTCTTGCGTGTTCCAACTCATCGTTTGCGATTTCTTGTATCTTTGTATCCTCTGGATGGTAAGCACCATACTTAACATAAGTTTCGTAAGCATGCTTTTCTATTTTCATGTTGATGTCATAAGCGTTAATAGGATCAACAAGATAGTAGCCAACCATGACCCAAAAATAAAATAGAACAAGATGCTTGGCAAAGAACCTATCGATCCAATGAGTGTCCCCTCCTCTTCTTTCCATCTCTTCCAAATGTTCCGTTTCATTTAATGCTTGATAGAAGTGTTCTTTCATCAAGTATATATGATCCTCACCTCGAAGTCCAAGGGATTCTCGAAAATGTAACACACTGATAAATGAGAAGTAAGGTGCTCTTGCGATGACTTCTAATACCCAGAATCTTTGAAAGTCTCTACCTCTGTAAAGAAAGTCAATGATGTAAATTGTGGTATTTAATACCCATGTGTTGAATTGTTTCATTTAGTCTCGTTGCCTCCAGTCGTCTGAACGATTATTTTTAAACCAGTCTGCTATATCGTCTGCTCCGTAAAATCCATTCTTACTTGATTTTGGATCTCCTATGTCCAAATATTTTAAACAAGAACCATCTTCATCTGTTGCTAATCTTCTTGCTGAACTTAACATACCTCTTGCTGATGTGTTTGCTTTAGCCAATTTTTGGGCCCAAATCATATCACTCATGGTGACTTCTGCTCCAGAAGCAATGTCTTTGCAAATTGCTTCTAATTTTAGACGGTATTTTGTAGATAACATAAACTAATATATGTAATTAGTATTATCTATACGTACGCTAGGGGTGGTAGGGTCACAAGTGTTAGAATAATAACACCAAATATAATACAAGAAGATTTTAGTGGTAAATCTTTCATTTAATCCTCCTTGAGACAGTACTCACAAGAAAGAGGAGTTGCCTTCATATCAGGCAGATCCTCCCTTGCTTGTTTTATTGCGTTGTATGCGTCATCTGCGTATTCGCAGATTTCATAATGATTGTTTTGTTGGTCGTGATAACCAATAATGTAATGGGACATGATAGTTTCAACTCCAGTACATTATTATTTATAATAACATACTAGGTATATTTACGCATTAATATGCGGACTCACACACATTACTCCTCTTCTTTCTTGGAATTAGATTTGATACCTTTCTCTGCTGCGTATAATGCGAATGATTTAGTTGCTAAACCCTGCATCGTTTCTTTGATTGCTTGTGTGTCTGCATCAGAACAGATCTGCTCTTCAAAACATCCTACTACTGCACCTGCAACGATAAGAAGTTCTGCTACGACAACTGCGAATACTAAACGGAATGCCCATAGACCTCCGTTAAATGCTTTAATTGCTTTCATTTACTTTTTAGGTTCGTCTGCGTTTGCAAGTTTAACTGGTGCTTGTTCAATACGAATAGTTTGTGCGGGTGCAGTTTGTGATGCTGCTGCAATTAACTTTTCAAGATCTCCTTTTGAGATCGCACCGGGTGCAGGTTTTCCTGCATTCTTTTTATCCTTTGCCGTCTGAATCCCGAAGCTAGCTAAAACTCCTGTGAATACTGAAGCGATAAAAGTTGGATCTATATTCTTTTGTGGAAAGTTTGGGATAGCCACATAGTTCAAAGTTAAAATCCCTCCAGACCAAATCAAGATACCTAATCTAACAAAAGTTGAAAAGATTTCCATCTGTTCTTCTTTGTCTTCAGCAAGTTCTTTGATTTTGCCTAGAGGGCCTTTCTTTTTGACTTCCTCTTTCTTGACTTCTTCAGCCATAATAATACCTGATTGCGGTATTATTTATTAAAAAGGCACTCCAACTGAGGGAATGGAGGTTGAGTCAGGTGCTGCGATAGGGTTAGATGGTGCGGGTAAACCTAATCCACCACCTAAATCTCCAAGACCACCCGGCATAACCGCTTCGATTATTTTACCTTTGACATTTTCGATAATCGCATCCTTGCGTATGAATACGTAACCGCCAATACCAATAACGGTGATAGATACAACACCACTTGCAATAGCGATTCCATTTACTATTTTCTGTAACATGATTCTAATGTGTGTACTTTATTTAGTCTTCCATCATGGAACTCATCATGACAACGAAGAGTGTTGTTAAGATTGCTGTTCCTGCTGTTATCTCTAAAAACATTGGTATGATATGTTGAATACTCATCCTACCTCTTGTAATTTCTGTGCGACAGTTTGTTTAGAGATTGGTGCTACGTCATTCAATCCGTTAGCATCGAACCAAGGAGCTGTCTCCCAGTCGAATCCTTCTCCAAATGTATTGTCTGCGTTTGCAACATACCAATGACATGATGCGTCTGGAATATCTACTGCACATACTGCCCAATCATCTGTCCACTGTGGAACTTGTACCCAGATGACAGGTTCTTTATCCATGGCGTATGCTGTAGTACCAACACCAAGTAGTACAAGAAACGCAGAAACCCAACCGATTATCCTTGGGATATATCGCACTGATATCGGATGTTTATATGCTTCCATTACGTCGTGGTAGTTCATGATAGAAGTCCTAATGATCCTGCTGTTACACCTACACCCAAGAAGAAACCAAATTCCACCAGATCTCTAGAACCTGGTGGAAGTGAATTTACTATAGTCGAAATAAAAATCATGAAAATACAAACGGTAGTCCGTTAACTGCTGTGAATCCTACTGCACATGCAAATGCTATTTGATAGATCATGTTTATGCTCCTTGATATACTGGTGTCATTACTCCACCACCTTCATCATCATCGTCATCGTCATCTACGAATCTTAAAAAATATTCAATAGCGACTAGAGCACTCACTGGATAGAAACACCATAGTATAGCTTTCCAAACTGGAAAGGATTGTGCAGCGATGTTGAATTCTCCCATAACTTAAAGTTTTGTTACAATAGTATTTAGTTTTGTAAAGTTTTAAGCGAATATGCTTGTAATTGTACTAGATGCCAATGCCATCGCAAAGATGTATGGCACAACTTTTAATGGTACTGGATGTCTGTTCATTATACGAAACCTGGTATGAGTTGACCTGTTGTTAAATATGCACCGATTCCTGCTATGATGCCTAGCATTGCTAATCTACCGTTAAGTGTCTCAGCAACTCTCTTTTGTGGTTCGATTGGTTTTGGAGTTGTCATTAGAAAATTCCTGGAATGATTTGTCCTGTTGTTGCGTATGCTCCTACTGCTGCAACGAAACCAAGCATTGCTGCCCAGCCATTAAATCTTTCTGCTTCTGGTGTCATTGGATTGTACCTTTTTTGAATTGTGAATTGTGTATTAAGTTTCATTTTAGAAGAAACCTGGTGCTATCGCTCCGAATAGAACGTAGTTGATTGTGCCGATTGCTAAACCGAGCATTGCGAGACGACCATTGATCTTCTCTGCGTATTTCCAATATGGGTGTGCGTGATCCATTAGAAAATACCTGGTATGATTTGACCTGTGGTAACATATGCACCGAGAAGTGCAACAAAACCAATCATAGCCCAACGACCATTTACTTTCTCAGCGTTCTGAGGGTATCCCTCATAGGAAGCACTTTCGTCGATATAAGGTCTTGTTTCATTTGGGAAAGCGTTTTGTCTTCCACCTGATTCAGTTGTGACTGTCATTGAAATATTAATTTATGTAACAATATTATATAGTAAATATAAAATTTTGTCAAGAAACTTAACATTTCAGAGATGATCCCAGTTATGAAACCCTGATACAATTATTAAAAAATTATAAAAAATATAAGTTTATCTTATCCAAGTGATAATTGAATAGCGAGTTCCAGATGTAATCGGAAGAACTTGATGAGGATAAGTAAAACTTGATGGGAAAATTATTAAGTCACCTTTTTTAAGATGTGGTTTTACCTTACCATCAAGAAA